AAATTTTTACCTTGTCCTTCTGGCAACTCTTCGTACTCAAACTCTTCTCTAACTTCATCAATAAAGAACGTGCTACTTGATACCAGTTTATCAATTTGTGTAGCTAACTCCACTGGGTCACGTGGTAGTACTCCTTGTACTTTTACCCTTGCCCCGTTTATAGACTCTTCTCTTGTGAATATTTTAGCGTTTAGTTCGTCTTCTATCTTTTTAATCAAGGGATTTATACAGAATTTTTTGCAAGCCTCTATATTGGTTTCTGAGTCCGCCATTTCACCGTGAATTAAAGCAATCGGTACACCGATGATGCGTGCCACATCATCAACTAATGATTTTTTTAGCTTCGTCAACTCTTCTATTGATTGATTTGAATTATTTGTTTTATTCGTATGTTCCTCGTATTCAAAACCTTTCAACTTAGGGATAATTGCGACCGAACTAGTTCTAAAAGAATCAAACGCTCTATTCACTAACCCATTAACTCTTTCTAGGCGTGTTTTTCCGTCTGCCCCTGTTTCTTCATTTGTTGTACCCGTTCCTTCAAGCGAAACCGTGGCTCGTATCTGATTGTTACGCATAGAAATCTCCAGCATTCGTCCAAACAACTCATTGTAATCATCGAATAACTCCTTTGTAATGCTTTGCAATTCGTTGTTGCTGTATTCTAAATAAATCACATCAGACATGCGAAACTTTTTCTTAAACACATAATCTTTCACCGACACGCTTTCAAATGTATCTTCAAATACTGCGTATTTATTTCTCATAAATCTGTCAGCGATTAATAACTGGTCGTCTTCTGTAAATATTACCAATACTTCATTATCGGATAACAGCTTGTAAAACAAGCGTTGCCAAAATAAAGTAGCCGACATATCTAAATTAGGACGAACATTTAATGTGTATTCCCATTCTTTATGTTTTTTTCCATCCGTATCAATTACCTTAAATTTTGCTGTTGACATAATTCTTCCAACAAAATTTAACACAGAATCAATCGACATTTTTTTTAAGTACAAACGCTTCGCCTCTGTTTGCTCGAAACTCACATCTAATATCAAATCACTTTCTTTCTCTTTTGTCTTAGTCTTTCTCAAATTAGATATAAAACCTATTTTTCTCACCTCCTCTCATATTAAAAATTAAACCCTTCTAGGAAATCTAACAGTTCATCAATATTCACTTCTTCTATATTTTCTCTTTTATACAGTGCAGCTATAAAAGCATGAAAACCATCTGTTTTCCTCCTTGTTGGCTCTTTTTTTAAGAAAGTTCGATTTCCTCGTGCATCTTCTTTTACATAAGAATTATGCACATACCAACGCATCATTGGGTCATCTCCAAATACGAAGCGATTGTTCGCAAATCCGTCTTCTATAATTGGTGCTATTTTAGCCTGTACTCCTGCAGGATTTCGTATAAATTCATATTTGAACCCCTCTTTTTCTAATAGTGGCTTTAACAAATCCATTCTAAATCCATCAGCAGCCACCACTTCTATTTGGTATAATTTTCGTTTTTCTATTAACCAGTTAGTTAAGTGTCTTGGGTCTATGGAAGGCTCGTCTACAATCGTCAGCAATCCGTTTCGCCCCCATTCCTCTAATGGTGCTTTAGGTTTAAATGCATCTATATATCCTTTTCTAACAAAAGAATGTTGAAGCCAAATAAACACATCATTGCGTTTAAATAAAAGCCCTACACTTGTAAAATCTCGTATATTTGCATAATCAAATCCTGCCACACAACTACACCCTTTTAAACTCTCTATTTCTCTATTTGTTGCTCTTAATTGCTCATAAGTTGCAATATCTCTTTCTGCATCACCTTCAAGGAAATTCATTCGCTTTACGACGAACTCTTGGCGACCGCTTGGACTTTCTTCTAGTTTATTAAATTGTTTTTTAACTTCTCTGAGCAAACGATTTGAGTATTCCGTTTGCTCATTAAACATTGGATTAGCTTTAGCCCATAACTCCGGCTTTTCCATATCTTTAATAGTGTCTAACCTGCAAATAAAAGGAAATAGCCCTATTTCCTCACTTTCACCTTTTAATATCTTTAGTGCTCTTTCTATTAACCTGTCATAAAATCCCTCTCGGACATATCCATTGGTGCCAACATAGAATGTTCTTGGATTCTTTACTTTCCCTAATCCCGAACGTTGCACATCAACAATTCTATCATCTTCAAATTGATGGATTTCATCGAAAAATAAAGCGCCATCTCTGGCACTATCCATTGTTTTCGGATTATTTGTTCTAAATCTAAAAACACTATTAGTCACAATCCCTGTTATGTCCATTTTAGTCAACTTAAAATGTTTCTCCAACCCTCGGCTCTGAACTGTTTCATGGACTTCTTCGAATGATACCTTTCCTTGCTTTTCACTGTTGGCTGTTATTGTTACATCATAGTTCTTTATTTTGTGCAATGGAGATACTAAAAAAGCACCCAGCGTTGATAAGAAACCATTCTTACCTCCACCACGTGCTATCGTTATTAATATTTCATCAAACACTACATCTTTTGTGTCTTCCCAATAACAGAAGACAAAAGAAGCTATAAATTTTTGATATAGTGCTAACGGAAAGAAATTTTTTTCTGCGAAACTAATATAATTTTCAAGCATTTCTTGGTCAATATATATATCATTTCTTGATAAAATCTTTTTTTCTAGGTACTTAATGAGCAATAATTGGTCATTACAGACTGTTATTTTATTCTTTTCTATAGCTTTTTTGTACTCTAAAAAGTATTTATTATATATCAAATCAAATCACTTCCATCGCTCGGAGGGCTATTTTCAATCTTGAAATCAAACGATTTTTCTATCGCAAGTATCTGTGTGTTAATTTTGTTCTTCTCTTGAATGGCAGGATTCACTTTCAAAAATCGTTGTGAGCCATTCTCTGTAATTACCACGCTTCCCTCCTCTTCGATAAATTTATCCAGTTCATAATATAGCTTTACTAGATTTATATATCTAGTAACTTTTTCTTTCAACATATGGCTAGTGTTGTCTATCTTTTCAGTAAGTTCTTTTTCTAATTTTCTTATATTATATTTCATATATACCCCCCCTCACGTGAGAACCTCAAAAATCTACAGAATTGACCCCATGCACCGGTTTCCCGCATTCCTTTTTATGCGAAATTTTTTCGATGGGGGGTCTACTTTCCTATTTTTTTACTATTTTTTCCTTTTTTTCTTTCAGTTTATCCATTCTTTTTTTGATTTCTTTCTTCTTTTCTTCGATAACTTTGTTCCAATTTCTCATATTTGGTTTGGATAGTATCAGCCGTTGCTGTGCTTGAAGTTTCCTTATATCTTTGTCCGTGTAATAACAAGTAACTTCATCTTGGCAACTGTTACACCTTGTATGTACTCGCTCTACATCATCACTGCACTTACTTGTTTCAATCATCACTGGTTGCACGTGTCCGCACTTAACGCATTTCATCGTTTGCATTTTTCTCACCACCATTCATCGTTCCACTTTTTTTCTTTATGACTTTTTCGATAATTCATTCGACCGTGTCTTTTGTTGTGGCAGTCTTTACACAATGTTCTTAGATTACTATCTTCTAGTGCAAGTTCTGGACAATCTTTTAATTCCTGTATATGGTCAACCTCTAAAGGCGATTCATCTTGCTCCTTATCTTTCCCTAGCTTTACTTTGCCCTCTTCTTTGCACCATTGACATTCAAAAGCATCTCGCTCCAATATTTTTTGACGCTTTTCTTTCCATGTACTGGTGTTATAGAAAAGCATTCGGTCTTCTCTTGTTTCTACGTTTGGAAGCATTTATATTTTCCTTTCAATGCTAATTACTAAATAAACATCCTGCTGCCCCTTATTAAAATATTTCAACTGTTTTTTAATACCCTTTAGGCTCTGTTATTTTGCCTTTTAACCACATGCGCTATAGCGATACCTATGCTTACTGCTAAAGTTATTGGCCATAAAATACCTTGAATAATGTTTAAAGTAATACATAAAATCTTCGCTAACATCTTTAAAACTTTCAATCGTTCTCTTAAAACCTCTACCGCCATTGCGCTAAATATTATCGCAATTAAACAGTAAATTATTATCATCACTAATCCCATTCCTTGTCCTCCACTCTATTCTTTTTATTCAACAATCTTGTTATCCTGTATAAAAATAATATTATAAAAGTTAGACCCGTTTCCACTGTTGGTACTCCTGCTATGGTCAATGCTAGATTCATTATCAAGTATGTAATCAAGTGCATGGATTCTATTGATGGGTTTATCTCTATCGTTTTTCTTTTTTCCATTCTTGAACTCCTTGTCTGCTCCGTTCTCTAAGTATTCTTTTGCTTTCTGCATCCAGCAAATCTACTTCGCTTCTTTTCTTCCAGTATTCATGATTCTTCTTAGTTTGATATTGGTATACTATTTCAAGCACAATACTTACTGGCCAGATAGCACACCATAAACTGTATATCAAAATATTTTTCAATCTTTCATTTCTCCTCTGCCTTGCTAAATCTTTTCTAAATATAATGCAGGACCCAATTACTATTACCGAACCAATTATTACGTAAATTGCTAATAAAGATATTGCCATACACACATCCTCCTAAATTTCTGCATAAAAAGAACCACCACTTATTCGATAAGTAATGGCTCTGTTTTTAATTAATTTTCTACTTCTACATAATATCATATATCGAACGGGAATTGTGGGAAACTTTATTTTTTATCCATTTAACCAGTTTAGCGGCTTATTCAACGCTTTACATATTCGTCTTCTATTTTCCGTTCCTGGCTTATTTCTTCCACATAGATAGTTGCCTATCCGTCCTTGACTCACTCCGCTTGTTCTAGAAAGTTCCCCAGTACTTATGCCTTCTTTTTCTAAATGTCTTTTTAGCTTTCTTAGGGCAAATGGGAATACATGACCTGCTGAACTGGTTCTTTCCTCGCTTATCGCTTTTACTTCCTGTATTGGCTCAATTTTAACTTTTACAGGTGACTTTGCTTTCTGTTCTTCTTGCATAAATGGTTTTGCTAAATCAATTACATACGGCAATGCTTCTGCTGGGCAGTTAGCTATTAGTTCCATTGTTTTTAATCTGTCAGATATACTTAACTGTGATATCTCTTTTATTGGCTCTTTCGTTGAATATACTCCTGTTTTTCTTATTGATGGAAGAACTTCATTTACTAGCCATTTTCTAAAAGGCTTCACTTTGTCCGTCTTCATTTCTAGCATTAAATCGTATAGCTGGTTCTCGTTTATATAACTGTGTCCAT